GACACTTTTTGTCCATTTTTAACAAATCGTGGACACTTTTTATCCATTCTTTTTTGAGAATGTTCTCATTTTTGATAGGATTCACAGTTTTTGGCCGAAGCTTTGGCCGCTTGAAAAAAGATGCAAAAAGAACTAGACAAGCTCTAGATTCGGTGGTAATATATGATCTATGGATAAATACAAGGTAACAAAGAGGAACGGCGAGAAGGAAGACTTTTCGGTTGAAAAAATTGAAAAAGTAGTTAATTGGGCGACAGAGGGTTTGAGCGGGGTTTACTCGAACGCGGTTTGCATTAATGCCAAACTCCAATATCATGATGGAATGACTACAAAAGACATTCATCAGGTAATTATTGATTCGGCAGTAAGCTTGATTTCTCTAAAATCTCCCAACTACCAATATGTAGCGGCAAGACTTCTCAACTACCAACTAAGAAAAGAAGTCTGGGGCGGCAAAAATCCGCCAAAACTTCTCGATTTTATCAAGAAAAATGTTGATCTTGGCGTTTACGAAGATGAAACGCTAAAAGTTTATTCTGAATCAGAAATCAATAAGCTAGGAGACTATCTCGACCACTCTAGAGACGATATTTTCACCTACGCTGGAATTCAACAGCTTTGCGATAAATATCTTGTTCAAAACAGGAAAACGGGTCAAATCTTTGAGACGCCGCAATTCGCTTATATGCTTGTGGCAATGACGCTTTTTGCAAAATATAATCCCCAGAATCGTCTTCAATATGTTAAAAGAGCATACGATTCATATTCAAAACACAAATCCAATCTTCCTACGCCGCAAATGGCTGGAATTAGAACCAAGTTGCGCCAATACGCTTCTTGCTGTTTGATTGATATTGGAGATAGCATTGAATCTATTTTCGCCGCAAATACTGCGGTTGGATTTGCAACTTCACAAAGGTTCGGTATTGGATTGAACGGCTCGTCGTTGCGAGCAATCGGCGCGGAAATTAGAAACGGAGACGTTATTCATACGGGCGTTATTCCATTTCTAAAGGTTTTTGAATCAACAGTCAAATCCTGTCATCAAAATGGAATTCGTGGCGGAGGGGCAACAGTTAATTTCCCATTCTGGCATTATGAAATCGAAGATATTATTCAATTAAAGAACAATGCTGGAACAGATGATAATCGAGTAAGAAAGCTGGATTACGTTATTCAATTTTCAAAAATCTTCTATGAAAGATTCCTAAAAGGGGGAGAAATTACGCTTTTTTCGCCTCACGAAGTAAAAGACATGGCCGAAGCATTCGGAACTACAGAATTTGACGCTCTTTACGAGAAATACGAAAAATCCAACAAAATTAAGCAAAAGAAAAAAATCCCAGCGGCCCAATTAATGAGCCTCTTCACGAAAGAAAGCGTTGAAACTGGAAGAATTTACTTCTCAAATATTGATCATATCAATGAACGTGGAGCATGGGCCGATACTGTTCGGATGAACAACCTTTGCCTGGAGGTATGTCAGCCAGTTAAACCATTGAAGAATATTAATGATCCAGACGGCGAAATTGGCATTTGCGTTCTTTCGGCGATTAATGTTTTAGAGATTCATTCAGATACAGAACTCGAAAAAACTTGTGACATTATTGTTCGCGGTCTAGACGAGCAAATTGACTATCAAAACTACTTTGCTCCAGCGGCGGAAAACTTTGCAAAGAAAAGGCGCTCTCTTGGGGTTGGTATTACTAATTTTGCCGCTTATCTAGCGAAACATGGAGTAAAATACGACGATCCAAATGCCCCGAATATCGCCGACGAACTAATGGAGAAAACACAATTCTTTCTTCTTAAATCTTCAAATGAGCTTGCTAAGGAAAAAGGCCCATGCGAGAAATTTGAGACAAGTAAATACTCTAAAGGAATACTACCAATCGACACATACAAAAAAGACGTAGATGCCATCGTTACGCGGAAACCAGAAATGCCATGGGAAGAACTCCGCGAAGATATTAAAAAATATGGATTGCGTCATTGCACCCTTTCCGCTCTAATGCCATGCGAAAGTAGTTCTGTGATTCAAAATTCCACAAACGGTATTGAGCCGATTCGCTCTCTCATCACCTACAAGAAGTCCAAATCAAGACAGCTACCAGTTGTAGCTCCACAAGTCACCCATCTCAAAAACAAATATACCCTTGCTTTTGATATGAAAGACAACATTGGAATGATTAATATTGTTGCTGCATTACAAAAGTGGACAGACATGGCCATTTCGGCAAACCGATATTACAATTACTCTCATTACGAAGGCGGAGCGCTGCCAGACTCAAAAGTGATTAAGGAATTTCTTCACGCCTATAAAATGGGCTGGAGAGCTGGCTACTATCTAAACACAGATGACGGAGACAAACAAAGCATGGCAGAAGATTCCTGCTCTAGCGGAGCTTGCAGCATTTAATTTTAAAAAAAATGAATACGGTTTTAAATACAAAAAATAAAAGCGGCGGAAACAACCTCCTATTTTTGGGAGACGAACTAGCTTTACAACGATACGATAAAATCAAATACCCAAAGCTTTTCGATCTTTGGCGCAAACAGGAAGAGTTCCATTGGATGCCAGAAGAAATATCCTTAACCAAGGATAGAAGTGACTATGAATCTCTCTCCGAGACGGAAAGGTTTGTTTTTAACAGCAATTTGCGCTGGCAAACAATGACAGATAGCATGCTATCTAGGTCTATTCATCAAGTTTCTCAGTATGTGACCAACCCAGAATTAGAAATTTGCATGGGAACTTGGGCGCGTTTTGAAAACGTTCACAGCTACTCATACACATGGATTTTACAAAATATTACTAAAGAGCCAGCCAAATTCTTCGATTCCATTCTAGAAGACGCCGAAATCGTTAATCGCGCCAACAAAATTAAAGAAAGCTACGACAACCTCTTGGGAAATCCCAAAAACCTAAAGCAGTCAATTTTTGACGCCATTCTTTCCACACAAATCACAGAAGGGTTGTCTTTTTATATCTCGTTTGCGTGCTCCCTTTTCTTTGGCTACAAAGGGAAAATGAAGGGCAATTCTGACATTATCTCCCTAATCCAGCGCGACGAAAACCTTCATCAGTCAATTACTCAAAACATTTTGAAATATTGGCGCGAAAATAAAGAAGAAGGATTTCAAGAAATCGTCAAAAACAACGAACAAAAAGTATATGACGCTTACGGATTGGCGGTTGAACACGAAAAACAATGGGCGGAATACTTGTTTTCCCATGGACCACTGCTCGGGCTAAACGCAGAAGTTCTAAAGGGTTATATTGAATGGCTCGCAAATAATCGTCTTCAATCTCTTGGATATAAGAAAATCTTTGACGCAAAAAACAACCCCATCTCTGGATGGCTTGATGGTTTCATGGATAGCTCTAAAACACAAGTGGCCCCACAAGAAACTGAAATTATCTCTTATAAAATTGGCGCTAGAAATACGGAAATTAACGCAAAAGAATTTGAGGGCTTTTCGCTTTGAAAAAAATTACTAAAGAAATATTCTTTCATAGGGCAAAACTCATTCATGGAGAAACCTTTGATTACTCAAAGGCAGATTACATAAACAATGAGAAAAGAATTGTAATCATATGTAGAAAGCATGGAGAATTTCTACAATTACCTCGAAAACATTTAGAAGGCCAGGGTTGCAAAAGATGTTCTGCCAAGGCTAATCAGGAAAAAGGAATAAAGCCGTGGGAAAAAGAAGAGGATGATTTTCTAATTAAAAATTTTCCAAACACAAAGATTACCGATTTATGCTCCAAGATGCATCGCGGTAAAAAATTTATTTTAAATAGAGCCAAAGAGCTTGGTTTGGAAAAGCCCGATTTCAAGTCAGCCAAGCTTTTCAAGGAAATAGCCATTTCTAAATTTGAAAGCTATAGAAAAGGTGCCATGATTAGAAATATGGCTTTTGAAATTAAAATTGAAGAAGTTTGGGATTTGTTTTTAAAACAGAAAAGAAAGTGCGCTCTAACTGGATGGAATATTCGTTTTGGGAAAGGTCAAACGGCTTCTCTAGATAGGATTGATTCAGGCAAGGGGTACACAAGCGATAATATTCAATGGATACATAAAAATATTAATATTTTAAAAATGGATTGGCCAGAGTCATTCCTTTTTGACGCAGCAAAAGCCATCTTCTTGAAGAATAAAGATAAATTCAAAAGGAAGACAATAGAATGGGAGGTGGATGATTGGCATAATACAGTCTTTCCGAAAGAAAGATTCGTTAAAGATGACGAGCCTTACGAACCGCCTAGCGAAAAATTTTTTGATCAAAAAGACTTATTCTAATAAACTAACATGACCAAATCCGAACTCTGGCTCCTCTACGTCAAACGCAACCCCTCATTCGAGGGCCGCGAAAACATCACCCTAACCCCTAACGGTTTGAAAAAACTCTTCGACCAAACATGGGAATTGGCGGTTGAAAGTGTCCAAAACGGCCAAAAACCGCTTGACAGCGACATTTTCGGTAGTATCTTTGGGCGCAAATAACTTCTCGGAACGCCCCTCTCTGATGCGCAATTTTTCGGGATTTTCGGCTGGCTACAAATTCACAAAATGCCACCAAACCGCCGCTCGCTAGGTTGATCGCTAGTTGAGCGGCGATTTTTTTCTTGACACGGCCCAATGTTGGTCTATCTTAGATAGATGAAACTAATCCTCAATCTCCTAACCGTGCCAATTAAAGTCCTTTTGGTAGCTCCAATTTCTGTTTTAGAAATTATAATTATGCTTTCTGGATACAACGAAGCAATTGATTTCAGCAAAATTCTCACCAAAAAGTGGTTCTAACGATATGAATAGTAAAACACCAAAAACAGACGCCGAAGCACGACTAATCACACTTGATTGTGACGATAGCTGTGTCGAAATCTACATTAAACGAGACGGTAAAAATATAGAAGGAGACATTGTTATCGCCGATTTCGCCCGACAATTAGAAGAAGAAAATAACAATATGCGCGAGGCAATTCGCGAGGCCCATACTCAAATCCGTTATGCCGAGGCATCGTTTGCTGGATTGGCGCTTCGTTTGCATCCCAATGACCCAAGCAATGATGCTGTTCTCGCCAGAACAAAAGCAGCACTCGCCAAACTCCAACCCTTTCTCCAATAAATGACCCAACAACAAAAAACAATTAAATTGGCCGAATTTGAAGGCTGGAAATTTCTCAAAGAGGATGGTTTCTTTTGGCTTGAACGGCCAGATGGTAAGAAATGTCATGGTAGCTCTCAAAGGCCTACTTTAAAAACTTGGCAAGATAATCTTTTCTTTTTGCCAAAATACTTTGAAGACCTTAATGCCGTCCGAAAACTAGAAGAAAAACTAACAGATGACCAGTGGACCGACTACCTAAACAACCTCTACTATATCACCTTCAAACCAGCGGCCAAAGATAGGGATAAGCAGGCAATTCACGCATCTGCCGAAGATAAATGTGAAGCTCTTGGAAAAATTCTAAACCTATGGTCTTAAAAGAATCCACCACTACCAAACTAACCATCTCCGACCTCCCCAATCTAGACCCAATCAACGTCTTTTTTGAGGATTACGGCCCGCAGCGAGGCAAAGTTACCATTGAAGTTTGCGGCGACTCTTGGAGTTATTTTTGGGGCGCAATGGGCGAGGGTTATACCGTCAAGAGCTTTTTCTTAAAAACAGGCACAGACTATCTTGTTGGGAAGCTAAAGATTGGTATTAAACCGACCATTGACGACGACTCCCAAGGGGCATTGCAAAGAAAATGTCGAAAAACTATTCTTTACAACCGAAAAGAAAAAGAACTAACAAAAGAAGAAGCGGCGGAACAATGGGGTTATGTTGACGAAATCTGGGGAGACGGGTTTAGTGGAGACGAAAAATATCTAGAAGCCATTCTTGGTTCCGAATGGTATAATATGCTCCCTCAAATTCCGAACCCTGAATACCAATACCTTTGCCGCATTGTAAACACTATAAAAGAAGCTCTAAAACATGAAAACTGAAACAGGACTAATGGTTGTAAAAAACGGCAAAGGCTGGAATAGTATTTATAACGATGGGCGCTCTTCTATCGAAGGGTGGGTAAATATTGAAGATGCCGAGATACACGACCCACAATTTTGCAAAAAACCAACAGACGTTACTTATGACGGAAGCCCATACACGAAAGAACTTTTGACGGCTGAGTTAAAGTTGGTCCAAAGAACAACGCAGGTAATTTTCCTTCCAATGGAGGAAAGTTGATTGCTTGCGTGTAACTCCAACCATGCAAGAACTCGACTTTTCCGCCCAAATCAAAGCTGCAAATTTTAATTTTGCGCCCAAAAACCCTAAATTTGAGGGTTTTAAGCTGTCGGAGAATGGCGAAAGGTTCCTAACCTCTCTTGCCTCCGAGACAAACAAAGAAATTCTCGTTTCCGTTGCCGAAAATGCTCTCCAAGCGGCTAAAAATTTTCACCGCGTAGGATTTTCAGACTTAGAAGTGGCCGTTGCTCGCATTTCTCGTTTTGCCAAATACGGCGACTCAAAAATGCTTACGGCCAATCACGTTGATTTGACCGACATTGAATACGCTCTTGCTAAAGTAACCGTTGCTCAACACAAGCTCAAAACCAGCGATTTCCTAGCTCTCGCCGAAGAAGAAATGGAAGACGAAGACGACGACTCCGAAGATGAGAGTGAAGACGAGGACGAATGTGAATGCGAAGATTCCGAAATGAAGGAAGTTGACGGAAAAACCGTCTGCGCCAAATGCGGCCTCAAGAAGAAAAAGTGATAGACCAGCGGCCCAAGCTCGTTAATATAAACGAGTGACTAGCCTTTTAGAACAAAACCTACATCTTTGCATTCCACCCATTCGCCCCTATAAGAAGGACGAGTTGGAGCTTTCGGAAATGGTTGTTTCTCTGGAAGATAGCATGATTCGAGTAAAAGACCGCAATTGGTCACAAGATGAATGGCGGTTTTTGACTTTTGTAAACCTTCTCCAAGACACGGCCAAAAGTTATAAATTGCCAAATGTTGAATTTATTCTCAACATGTATGAAGGCGTTTACAGAGATAAAAACCAGCGTTTTGCTTATACCGCCAAGCCAAATAGCGGCCAAATCTTGATTCCAGACGCTCATTCTCAAGAAACGAGAAACAAACTATTGGCCGTAAAAAATACAGACCGACCCTTTTGCGCGAAAATGAAACGGGCCGTTTTTGTTGGCTCTGATACAGGAACTCGCCGATTAAACGGTTGGACAATGCGCTCCTTAGTATCGCATGCATATAAAGATTCCTCAAAGATTTATTCCAAACTGTCATCTCTAGACAATGATGCCGCCAAAAGATTCGACGAAAGAATTAGCTTGGCCCCTATTTGCCGCCAAGCAATGGACGTTGGCCACCAGCTTAATTTCCAAGTCATTCTCAACATAGACGGCAACTCCACAAGTTGGGAACGCCTTCTATGGGCAATGGCCAGCAATTCTCTTTGCGTGTATGTCAAACCATTTGACGGCGAGGCAATGTGCAGTTGGTATTACCCCCTGCTAGAAATGACTGGCGTAGTGCCAATGATAGAGTATGATCGTTTGGAGCAGTTCATGGAAAACGATTTTTCCAGCGACTACTGGCAACAGAAAATAAGAGATCAGAAAGCGTTCGCCGAATATGTGTCGTCTTTGGATACGCAAACAAAGTTTTTGGCGATGGTTTTGAACAAATATGCGGAGGTGAACAAGTGAGTCGGCCCATTAAATTTCGAGTTTGGGATAAACAAAAAAAGGAATGGTTCCCAATTAAGAACGCAATGTGTTTGATTCTGAACACAGAATCTACCGACCTGTGCTTTATGACAAAACAAGGACCATACCCAATTCCTCAGACAGTCCAAGAGGACGGAGGGTTGAACAGATATGTTCTCGAACAATTTACTGGCCTCCTTGATTCAGAAGGCAGGGAAATTTATGAGGGCGACATTGTTTCTGTAATTTATCCAGAATATCAGGCAGCTAAAGTCTTTTATTGCCCCCATTCCGCATCATTTAGACTTTTGAGTAAAAACGTGGCATTGCCGATGATTACAATGAGAACGGTGGAGGGGCAAAATGCAAAACTAATTCCCATCTTTAATGAAGTTCTTGGCAACGTCCACAAAAACCCTGAACTTTTGTCATGATTGACAACCCCCGACTCTCAGTAATCGTTTCCCTCTATAACGCCGAGAAATTTATTCGTGGTTTTATGGACAACGTAATGGAGCAAGACGGCCTAGACCATATGCAAATCCTCCTAATGGATGCGCAGAGCACAGATAAGACCGCCAGCATTATCCACTCTTACAATCACCCAAGTCTTGACTATGTGATGCTCCGCGACAAACTAAGCATTTACGAAACATGGAATCGCGGCATTGCTTTGGCTGATGCTCCAATCATCACAAACTGGAATGCTGATGATCGGCGCAAATTCAATTCACTACAAACACAACTCAGTTTCATGGAAAACAACCCTGAAACAGATGTTTGCTACGGACACGTTGCATGGAGCTACAAGGCTAACGAAAAGTTTGACGAGGCTAACATTTACGACCTTTATCCCTGTTACGATGTTTCCGCCGAAAGTATGATGGAAAACAATTCTCCGCACTGTATGCCAATGTGGCGAAAATCCTTGCACCAGCGTTTTGGCTTGTTTGATATTACTTATCCAACAGCCGCCGATTTCGATTTTTGGATGCGCTGCTTAGAAGGCGGCGCAAAGTTTCAAAAACTCTACGAAACAGTGGGCCTCTACTATTACAACCCAAACGGCCTCTCCACCAACAGCCAAAGCTCCAACATGATCGAAGGCGCAAAAATCAAAGAAAAATACAAACACCTACTGAAATAACATGGCCTATACAGATTGGATTCCCGTTCTTGAAATTATTCAAGACAAAAAAGAAAAAAGTATTTTAGAATTTGGAATCGGCGCTGGCACAAAAGCGCTGGTTGACAACTTCGGAGAAGTATTCTCACTCGAAATCTTGAATGACCGTGAGTGGTTCGACAAAACCGTTAGCCAATTAAAGGACTATAAAAACTACCGCGCAAAATACATTGACGCGCCAGAACTTTTCGCCGCACATGACGAATTCACCAAGTCAGCCCAACCAAACCATCGCGGCAACAACTTTCAAGCTGAACGACCCGACAAACTACTTCTAGAAATTCTAGAAAAATCAAAAAACATCGTTGGCTACGATGAATACGACGGATTCTTTGTTGACGCGGGCGTTTATCTTCGCGGCGAGATTGTGAATTTTGTCTTGCAATATAAGCCGCGCTTTGTATTAGTCCATGACACAAATGGATTTGATGACTACGGATACAACCTTGTTACAAGCAGTGAATACGCTTACTTCGGATTCAACACTGGCGACGGAACAGGCTTATTTTTGCGAAAAGAAAAGTTGATTACCAATGAGTAAACTAATCTCTTTCTCCCTCTGGGGAGACAACCCCAAATACACAATCGGCGCTCTTGAAAACGCCATGCAAAGGGCGGACTTTTACCCCGATTGGGAATGCATCTTTTACGTTCATAAAGACGTTCCAGAAGACGTTCCAAATAAATTGAGAGGTTTCGGCGGAACAAGAGTAAAAATACTTGACGGACCAGCCGATTGGACGTTTTCGTTAACGCGCTTTTTACCGTTTGCTGACGAAAATGTGGAGTATTTTATTTCCCGCGATTGTGATTCTCGCTTTTCTATGCGTGAAGTTTCCGCCGTGGAACAGTGGTTGGATAGTGGCCTCTTGTGTCATACAATGAAAGATCATCCTTGTCATTTTAGCTATCCATTATTGGCTGGGATGAGTGGATTTAGAAATCCCGCGCCGTTTGATTTTCTGTCCCTCGTCAAAGACTACGAAAACAAGGAATACTACCACTACGATCAAGACTTTTTGCGGGATGTAATTTTGCCTTTTTATAAGCATTCAGTAGCTTATCATCATAAGGACAATTTCCCTCTCCCGCGAGAAAAAGATCGGTTCGTGGGCCAAGTGTTTGACGAGTTTAACCGCGTTGACCCTCATCATTTGGAACTTTTGGCGTATGAATGATCTTTGCCCATATCTTCACGACCTTTATCTCTACCATCACTTAGGGTTGGGCGACCACATTATATGCAATGGCTTGGTAAGAGAGTGGATTAAAGATGATGGAGCTACACATCTTTTTGTAAAGCATCATAATCTTGAAACCGTAGCCCAAATGTATGAAGACACAAATCTCCAACTAATTGGAGTGAAGGACGATGAAGAGGTTAACAATTTTAAAATAAAAAACAATAAAATAAGATTTCAATCTCATAAAATGATTCGATCTGATTGTATTAAAATTGGTTTTCATGACTTAAATCAACACGATGCTTTCGATCAGCAATTTTATCGCCTCGCGGGAGTTCCCTTTGAAAAACGCTGGACTTCTTTCAAAATTAACCGCCACAAGAAAAAAGAAAACAGCCTAATCTACGGCCTAAATCTTCCCGAAAAATTCGCCCTCTTACACGAAGACGAGTCTCGCGGGTATGTTATTGACCGTAACAAAATCAATTTGCCAATAGTAAAACTCCGCCCGATTCAAGGATTCACAATGATTGACTGGCTTGGAGTTGCTGAATTGGCCGAGGAAATTCACGTTATTGATTCGTCGTTCATGTTTTTGCTAGATTCAGTGGAGACAAACGTTCCACTTTACATCCATCGCTATTCCCGCCAAAATCCCGACTGGCAATTACCAACATTAAAGAAAAACTGGATCATCCTGTGAAATCCGCCGTATTGACAAGCCTCAATCAACCTCTATCTTGGGAAGACGTAGAACTAACGCCTCTTAAAGCTGGCCAAGTCAAGGTAAAAATCTTAACCAGTGGACTTTGCGGCGCTCAGCTAATGGAAATTGCTGGGCTAAAGGGTAATGCAAAATTCCTGCCTCATTTAATGGGTCACGAAGGATGCGGGATTGTGGAGGGAATTGGAGAAGGTGTTTCTCTTCAAATTGGCCAAAAGGTTGTAATGCATTGGATGGTTGGATCAGGCATAGATTCAGCGTTTCCTGAATACATTTTTCGCGGCAAGAAAATCTCTAGCGGCAAAGTTACAACGATTGGCGAATACTCTATTTGTTCGGAAAATCGGTTGACGCCAGTTGGTTACGCCGTGCCAAATGAACTGTGCTCTCTTTTAGGCTGCGGTATGACAACAGCTTTGGGCGCAATCAACAATGAGGCGGAAGTTAAAATCGGCGAAAATGCCCTAGTCTTGGGTTGCGGCGGATTGGGACTCAACCTAATCCAAGGGTTGAATCTTGTGGGAGCGAACGATATTGTCGTCGCAGACATTAAAGATAAAGAAAAACTGGCCATATTCAATGGCGCGACAAGGTTCATCAATCTAAAAGAAAAGAATTTCCTGCTCGAAAACAAGTTTGACGTTATCTTCGACACAACTGGCCACGCAGAACTTATTGAAGACTCGCTAAAACTTTTGGCCGACAATGGCCGATTCGTAATGGTTGGACAGCCAAAGTCACCTTTTGCAGTAGATTCTAGCCTTTTTGGAGCCAAGGGCAAGCGCATCATTGCCACTCAAGGAGGCAAAACAAATCCAACCGTTGATATTCCCCGCTACGCTTCTATGTTTGTTAGTGGTAAGCTAAAGTTCAAAAACATCGTAACAAACGTCTTTCCCATGAGAGAAATTAACTCTGCCGTTAATATGTTAAAAGACGGAAACTGCGGACGAATCATCCTTCACAATGACTAAACAAGAACTAATCAACTTTGAAAACGAAATCGCCGATTTGTATCGCGATTGTAAACTTCCATTCCTTTTTCACCTTTCGGGCGGAAACGAGGACCAGTTGATTGAAATTTTCAAAGAAATCAAAGAAGGCGATTACGTTCTTTCTACTCATCGCAACCATTATCACGCTCTTCTTCACGGAATTCCGCCCGAAACTCTAAAAGAGCGCATCCTGAATGGCCGCTCGATGTTTATTTTTGACCGTAAGCGCAATTTCTTTACCTCTGCAATTATCGGAGGGACTCCAGCTATTGCGGCGGGCATTGCTTTGGCGCTGAAACGTAAAGGTTCCAAGCAAAAAGTCTGGTGTTTTGTTGGTGATGGAATTGAAGATACTGGCCATCTTTGGGAAGCGGCCCGATATGTTGAAGGTCACGAATTGCCATGCACATTCATTATTGAAGACAATAATCGTTCCGTGGAGACAACTAAAGAAGAACGATGGGGCAAAGCCACAAAACCTCAATTTCCATCTTGTGTCCGCCGATATGAATATAGGATTACTTGGCCACATGCGCGAACCACGGACATGATTGACATTTCGCGCCAAAAGAAATTTACAGATGACGAGTGTTTTCCAAGATTAAAAGAAGAACTTTTGGATTCTTTAGATTGGCCAGATGAGGGAGAAATATCTTATAAAGCCGCCGCTAACGCTTCTATGGAGCACATGGTAGAAAACAACGCTGTCTTTATTGGCTACAACGTTAAGAACGGTAATGCTATGGGCACCCTCAAAAACGTCCCAGATGAGTTGAAGATTGAAACCCCAGTAGCCGAAAACCTCATGGTTGGCTTGGGTATTGGAATGTCGTTTGAAGGGTATCGTCCAGTCGTGTATTTTGAGCGGCACGACTTTATGCTTGTTGCGGCAGACGCTATTGGTAATCACCTTAACCACATTGAACGAACCAGCCACGGCGAATACCAATGTCCCGTTGTTTTGAAAACAGTTGTAGCAGACAGCGGCCCGTTCTATTCTGGTCCGACACATTCGCAGGATTTTACAGAAGTTTTCGAGAAACTTGTAAGCTTCCCCGTTCTAGTTCCAGAAAACGGTAAAGAACTAATCGACGCTTACCAATGGGCCGCAAAATCTTCTCGCCCAACAATGATTGTAGAAAAGAAATCTCTCTTTTAATATGGGTAAAATTTTAGTTATCGGCGAATCTTGTAAAGACGTTTTTGTTTACTGTGACGCTAAACGTCTGGCACCAGACGTTCCCGTTCCAGTTCTTAATGTTGTTCGACAAACAGAAAACCCAGGAATGGCAGCAAATGTTTTTCGACTGCTTCAAAAACTTGAACCAGATTGCGCCGCTCTTCTGACAAATGATAACTGGCAAAACGTTACAAAAACACGATTTGTTGACGAAAAAAGCAACCATCATTTCCTTCGCGTAGATTCGCCGCACTCTTTTGAGCCAGTTGAAATCGACCTAAAAGAGCTAAACGAATACGAAATCATCGCCATTTCCGATTACAACAAAGGTTTCTTATCGGAGGAAACGATTGAAAAAATCTGCAAAAACCATCCAAACGTCTTTATTGACACAAAGAAACCAGTAAAAGACTTCGCCCGATCCGCTAAATTCATCAAAATTAACGACTTTGAATATCAGAACTCTAAGCCTTACTTGACGCCCGAACTCCAGTCAAAAATCATCCATACAGCGGGCGAAAATGGCTGCCATTTCGGCGGAAAACAATATCCTGTCAACAAAGTCGAAGTAAAAGATGTTTCGGGCGCGGGGGATTCATTTTTTGCCGCACTAATCCTTTCTTTTTCGGCGAAACAAGATATTGATTACGCAATCCACTTTGCTAATTCAATAGCATCAGAAACAGTAAAACATCGTGGAGTTAGTTAATGAAAGTATCAGAAATTGTCAACGGCGAAAACTTTAAGAGCCTTGCTGATTTAATCATTGACGTTGACACAGTTGGTCAAGCTCGCAACTTTGATAGGGCCAAAATCGTCTTCTGTAAAACCGACCTTTTGAACGTCTTGTTTTCTGAATTGGCCGATTTCGATGGTTCGCTAACGCTAATCTCTCACCTATCAGATTACCCAATCACAGAAACACTTTTCAACAGCCGCCCAAAATGCATCAAAAAATGGTTCGCCCAAAATGCCGACTGCCAACATCCAGACTTAGTTCCTATCCCTATTGGAATTGAAAATCACTGCGGCCCAAGCAAAGGAACATGTATTGACCAATCGTTTATTGAAAACGAGTTGGACGACTTGGCAGAATACACGAAAAGCGGGGCAATTTACATTAACTTTGCTGACACTCACCATGACCGTCAAACTAAGAGAGAAATTCTAGGAGAAAACCCTAAAGCCGAATTCTCTGGACCAAAACCTTACAGTGAATATTTTAAAGATTTGGCCCGCCGAAAATACGTCGCCTCTCCTCGTGGTAATGGTATTGACTGTCACAGAACATGGGAAGCCTTGCTTGTAGGGTCAATCCCTATTGTGGACAAGCATTTTATGTATGACGAGTGGAACATTCCCGTTATTCAAGTAACGGATTGGAATAACTTAGAGCTAAAAATTCCAGAAAACTGTTCAACCGACGCTCTTTATATGAGCTATTGGAGGGAAAAGATTTGTGGTTAGAATCAACTATCAGGGCCGATTTGGCAACAATTTGTTTCAATTTGCAGCGGCCAAAGTCGTTGCGGATAAACTTGGGCTGAATATTGAGAATCCCTTGGAGCAGTCTATCCTTCCTCATAAAAACGTTTTTGAAGAAAACGGCGGAGACGATGTTTCTATTAACGGATTTTTTCAAACATCTTCGGCGGTTTTTGAATTCAAAAGGTTGCAGTTTTCGCCAATTCAAGAAAGAGAAGGAGCTTTCGTTCACGTTAGACTTGGCGACCTTCTTGAGAGCCATTCTCAATCTGGAAACCGATTCGCTTCCGCCGATTATTATAAAAAAGCCTTGGATGGATCAAACGGAGGATACGTTTCCTCAGATTCGCCCGACGATCCAATCATTAAAGAACTTTGCGCCGAATTTAACCTAGAACCTTATCAAGATTCGCCCGAAAATACAATCAAGTTTGGGGCCGCGTTTTCAAAGAAGGTCTTGTCTCTAGGAACGTTTTCGTGGTGGATAGGATTTCTTGGCAACCAGAAAGAGGTAATTTGCCCCAATCCCTTAAACTTTCCCAAATGGCATGGCGATATTTTCCCACCAACCTGTTCACTTTTAAACTGGCACCATGTTAATTGACTTACTACAACTTCGCGAAAAATACGGAATTTATCCCAAGGCAATTTTACATGTCGGGGCACATAGGGCAGAAGAATATCCTTTATACAAAAGTCTTGGAGCGGATACCATTTATTGGGTCGAGGCTAATAAATCGCTTGCCTACGATTTAAAATTGGCTGAACATGTTTGCAAAAATCCATCAAACAAGGTTTTCTGCGAAGTTGTTGGCGAACGTGACGAAGACACCGTTACATTCCACACCTCCAATAATAACCAGTCATCGTCTATTTTGGAGCTAGGTGAACATTCATCCCTGTTTCCAGATGTAGTTTACACGAGTGCGGAGAAGCGGCAAACTAAAACCATTTCCTCAATTTTGGCCGAAGTTGAGAGTCCGAAAATCGACCTCCTCAATCTCGATATTCAAGGAGCCGAACTTTTGGCCCTAAAAGGGTTTAAAGAACTAGCCAGTGTTCAGTTTATCTACACAGAAATCAATAGCCGCGAAGTTTACAAGGGTTGTGCTTTGGTTGATCAAATTGATGAATATCTCGCGCCACTAGGATTTATTCGGGCCGAAACAGTATTTTGGGAGAATCATCCTTGGGGAGATGCGTTATATGTCAGGAGTTGATGTTATTATGTTTTATGACTAAGGTTTTAATTACAGGTAAAAACGGGCAGTTAGGTCAACATCTCATTAAGTTCTTTCAAGACGAGCATCCGAGTTTTGAAATCTTGGCCACCATTCGTCACAAAAGTTACGACAAGCAGGAATTTATTTTTGACGATAGCAAGGTAATCACGGAACTTCTTGACTTGACAGATGGCGCATCTATTGATTCAGTAATTGAAAAACATAAGCCAGACTATATTTTCAACACTGGAGCGAACGCCTACGTTGGGGAAAGTTGGTCGGTTTTTGAATCGCATTTGATTACGAACGGACTTGGCGTTGCTAAACTGCTTGAAGCAGTTAGAAAATACTGCCCGAAGTGTCGCTTTGTAAACCTTGGGACTAGCGAAGAATTAGGTTGCACCCTAAAAGATGGCCAAAAATCCCAAGACGAATCAACAATTATTTCGCCCAAATCGCCTTATGCCGCCAGCAAAAGCTATGCTCGCTATATGACTGACATTTATAGGGAAAGTTACGGACTTTATGCCGTCCAACCTTGGACATTCAATTTTGAATCTAAACTTCGTGGAGAAAAGTATGTTACTCGCAAAATCACAAAGGGGGTAGCCCGCATTTACCACTCCCTAAAAGACAGTAAGGATTTTGAGCCAATCAAGCTAGGTAATTTGAACAGCTACCGCTCTTGGCAACACGCGGCAGATGTTGCCAAGGCTCTTTGGTTAGTAGCGAATCAAGAATCGCCGCCGAAACCCTACGTTATCTCTGAAAATGACACTCACTCTATTCGAGAATTTGTTGAAAAAGCGTTTTTTGCCGCTGGAATCAAAGGTTGCTGGCATAACTTGACAGGAGAACCGTTAGATGAGGAATACATTCTCACGGATGAGAACGGTTTGGCTACAAAGAAAAAAATCGTTCTAGTCTCTATCGACCAAAAGTTTTTTCGGCCAAGTGACGTGGATTTTTTATTCGGCAATTCAAACAAAATCAGAAAAGAGTTGGGTTGGAAACCAGAAAAAACACTGGAAGACATTATCTGGGAAATGGTAGATTGGGATATAAATAATCCTTGACAAGTTGTTTCTTTGGGCTACAATAGCACAATGAAACTATCATCTCTACCACTTGGCGCAAGGTTTAAGTATCCTCATATTGAGGATATGGAATTTGTTCTTCTAAATAAAGAAGGGGGCGGATTAGTAACCCATTGGAGAGGCATTCATGGCAACTCCTTTAGAGCAATTTATAGGGCCGCAGCAGATGAAGAAGAATTTAAAACATTGGAGGTTTGCGACGTAAATTAACATGCCGCGCCCTAAAAAGCCCAAAATTCCCAAACCGCCGAAGCCCCCCAAACTTCCGCCGATTAACAAACACAAGCTAATCGAACGCCTTGTTGAGAAACCGTCTCAAAACATTAAACTTTGGCTCATCAAAGAATGCAGCATTCTCAAAAAGCTAGAAGAAAAATTCCCCCTCCCCTTCCTAAATCAACTAAAATACAGCAAGAAGTGGCAATCGCTGGCCGTTCTATTCTGCGATGATCTTATGCTTGATTTGGAACGCCGTTATCGGGTGTATCTTTATGTCCCACCAACTCACGAAACGATAACCTTGGGCGAAAAATCGGGCGAAGATTTGAAAATAGAGAAAAAAAAGTCGTTAAGAGAAATACTATCATGATTAATCTGCTCAAAAACCTCTTCAAAAGAAGAATCTGGAAAGAGACGAAAAGAACCTTCCTTCGGCGGGAGGAGATTGAAATTCCACATGGCCACGAAGTATTCAACTATTATCTTGTAGAATACACTGACCTTCTTTCTGGAGAAAAGAAGGCAAAAGAAGTCTCAGTCTTCAAAGGTCTTAAAGAATACAAATTCCTATGATTAAAACCCAAGGAAAATCCTCCATTACTATCAGCAAACTAGCATTTTTGGACGAAATGCTGCCCGAACCAATGCTTATTAACGTAGCAGATTGGGACGAAGAGAATCCTAGATATGAACTGGAAAATACCACCACACTATTAGAACTCATCAAAAAATTGGCCGCAAAAGTCTTGACAGAAGACGAGTTAGTTAATATACTAGGAAACGAATCAAAATTCGGGGATAGAACTACCTACACCCCAAACAGCAAAGAAATCCCCCACTAATACACATGGCCACAATCAAAAAAATCCTAAAACCCGCCGAAGACAAGCCAACAAAAACAGCCTCAGATGCTTTAGCTGGCCTACTCAAAGACAAAGATATTAAAGTTGACGTTTACAACGACGTAATTGCTGATGGTAAAGTGATTTCAACTGGTTCGCTTCTTCTTGATTCGGCAGTTAAAATTCGCAGTGGAATGGTTGTTCGCCTTGTTGGCAAGGGTCAAGAACTTGGCAAAACAAGCTCCGCCTTTGTTATTGCCGACAATTACATGAAGACGATGGACAAAGCTAAAACAATCTTTGTCAAAGCAGAAGGCCGACTTTCGCCCGAAATGATGGCTAGAACTGGCATGAAATTTGTTCATTCCGCCGAGGAATGGGAATATGGTTCAGTTTTTGTTCTTTCATGCAATGTGTTTGAAACTGTTGCCAAGGTTGTTCTAGAAACAATTAAAACTGGCTATCAGAATGGCGAACATATTTGCGTAATCATTGACTCAATGGACGGCCTAATCTTGAAAGCAGACCTTGACAAGGGTTTTGACGGCTCTCCAAAAGTTGCTGGCGTTCCCCTTTTGACAAAACTTCTTTTCCGACATTTGGCACTGCCAGTAAGCCACTACGACGCATTGCTCATGGTTACGGGCCAATATGCCGCTGAAATTAAGCTAGACCCATACTCACCGAATGTCCCTCGCCAAGCTAGTTCTTCGGGCGGATCATCTATCAGCCACCAAGCGGATTACGTTCTTGAATATCAGCCAAGATATGGCAAAGACCTTATCTTGGAAAAGGAAAAAGAAAAACCCGACCCTGTAACCAACAAAATTCTAGGCGTATGGGCAAATGTAGCAATTCGCAAATCAGCTAATGATGTTACTGGAACAATCATCTCATACCCTGTGAAAAAAGGCGTTATCGGCAACGCTGTTTGGCAAAGCAAAGAAATTGCCGACTTCATGCTCTCCTATCAAATGTTGGTGAAAAGCAGCAGTTGGCTCGCTTTTGAATCAGAAATCTTGGAAGAAGCCAAAGCCGCTGGCCTAGAATTGCCCGAAAAAATCCAAGGCATTAACAACCTCTACGCCTTGATTGAGGAGAATGAACCAATCAAAAACCACTTCTATACCAAGATCAAAAAAATGATCGACGTTTCATGAGCAAAAAACAACTCACTCTCCTAAAAGAACTAATCGCAGAAACAAAAAGCGACCTAGCTTCTTATGGCGAAGAGCAAAAAAACTTCATCAAAAACGGCGACTACAAATTTGCCGCCGAAAATTCTGAACATAGAAAAGTAAAGGAATACTACTTATGGAGACTCAGTTTGATTAAAAACGGCCAAACAATTCAAGAAAATCAAGACCACATTTTGAGAAAAGTTCGGCGGCAAAAGAAAAAACCATGAACTGGACAAAAACCTACGACAACAACGACAACGACATTTGGGAAGCGCTTTCTCCATATGGAGAAGATGGCCTTCAATGGCGGCTAATGCAAAAACTTCAAGGCAATAAAATTGTCTGGTATGAAGCTCACGACGCTGATTTGCTAGATGATCCAGATTGGGCCGAAGAATTTGAAAATCTTGAAGCGGCCAAAGAATTTGTTGAAATTCAAGACAGGGAAATTAGAACAACTTTTTTGGAAGACCTAGAACGAGATGACCTTCCTTGACCTAAAGGGCCGCAAAAAGTCCAAAAGTTTAACCAAATATCTAGTGGACTGGAACGGCCCCACCAGAAGCAAGGGTCAAACGGCCCTTAAGAGGTTCTTGTATCGCTATTGGTCGGGAGATATTGTGTGCGAGGAATTTCCGCTTGTATCTACCCGCATGACTTTTGACATTATCAACCTAAGCAAAAAGATAGCGGTGGAGTTTGACGGCGAAGCACATCATAAGTTCATTCCTCACTTTCACGGCTCAAGAGTTGGTAAATTTCTCGGCCAAATCAAAAGAGACTTAAAGAAAGAAGACTGGTGTGATTTAAACAACTTCACCCTTGTTCGAGTGAATAGTGAGAAAGAGCTGACCTACGAATTTTTTCTAGAGCGTGGAGTTGAATTGTAAGCAAGAACCCTTTGCCTAAAGCGTTAGTATCGTACATGGCATTCACAATTCCCCCTAGCTTCTTAGAAAAGCTTTACGATTTA